TATTATGAGTGTGACCAGAATCATTAACTGTGTGAGTATGCGATACAACAATTGCATCTGCACTACCACCAGTTTCTTCTGCACTGTCAAATAATGAATTGCTAGAATCAATACCAACCATTACTCTTCCAGCACCAAATGCAGTCCAAGTACCAAATCCAAGCAAAGTACCGGGATTGGTGGAAACAGAAGAGTTTGTATAAATACTACCAACAGGAAATAATGCCTGTTTGATCGCGTCTGCAACATCTTGCACAAAGGCAGTTGTAGCCAACTTAGTGCTGTCATCAGAAACAGATTGAGTAACACCAGTAGTACCAGTAGGCAACGATGGAGTACCAGTAAAAGTTGGAGAAACAGTGTCAGCCTTTGTTGCAATGGCAGTTGCAATTGCATCAAACTCAGTATTGAGTTCAGTGCCTTTGACAATCTTCAAAGGATCGCCAGAAGACAAAGCATCCTTGGTTGCAAAGTTTGTGGCCTTTGTGTAGTTACTCATCTTGTTTCCTTATGTAATCTTGCCATTCTTGGCTTGGATTTCAATCTTCTGAATCGACAAAGCAGAACCATTAATGTCAGATTCATACCCAGTCTGCACAATCTTGCCAGTACCAGTCGCATGAACAACCAAAGTCTGCAATGCAATTCCGTCCGAATACTTAGCAATCCCATACTCAGCTATGTTGTAGTATTCCTCACCTTGAGTGGGAATCTGAACACTTTGAGAACGGTAGTTTTCGTTGAAATCAAATCCCCACTTGAACACAACAGACTGATTGCTCCCACCGATCACAATGGTTGTCAACCGCTTCAAAATGGATGTTTGATTTGGATTTCCAAGGTCTGCATGGTTTGTAAAGTACACCATCCGATAAGACGATGTGTTGTCTTGGTATGTTCCATACTGACCAACATAACCAGTCTTGCCAATTAGCAAAGTGCCATCTAGCTTCTTGCAAAATGACTTAGGCTCAATGCTGTCCCAGATCGTTACACGAGCAGAACCATCTTGAAGTTGCCCACGAGTGTCAAAGCAATAAACCGATTTTGTACTTGGCAAAGACAGAAGATAGAAGGCATTCAACTCGGAATAAACAGACTTGATGTTTGCTTTGGTTTCACCACTGACAATCTCCATCAAGTCATTACGCACATTCTTAGACAAGTCCCGCAAAGGAGCAGACTTCTCTTGAATCGTACGCAAAAACGAGCGAACTCCACTGTTTGACAGGAAAATCACATCAGTGCCAGTGTTCTGGATGCTATCCCTTGCAATGCAACCAATGCCACTAACAGTGTCGCTCAAAGAGATCGTCGCAGGAGTGGTGGCCCCCTGGTAGACAAGAATCTGCGATTTGCCAAAGATGATCAAAAAACCATTGTGCGCCGCAATACCAGAAATCTCATCAGAACCAGAGGGCCAAACACGAGAAATATCCAATGTTCCAGCCGTTCCAGTTGACCAAACAGCACCATTAAGCAAATCAGAGAAATAAACAGTGTATTTGTCAGATGCAGTATTAGCCGCCCACAAACGACCATAAGCCGCAATTACAGTGTCAGCTTGGGGAACAGTCCCAACATAACCAGACATCTCAGTAATCCGACGATAAGTCGTTGTACTGGTAGCAGGATCATAAACCAACGGATCATGCCCAGTTTGGAAGAAATAAGCCTTGCCGTTGAGAGTGGCAGTCTTCCAATTGCTTGCGCTAATGGTTGGAGCAGTCCCACCACCACCATAGGTTAATTCAACAACGGAATTAGACCCATCTAGTTTGAATAGCTTGCTGTTACCAGCAAACAATACAGTAGAAGTTCCATCATTGCCAATCAACTCATGGATTGCAGTGACATTGTTTGACCCAAGGTTGCCAGAGGAAGAATTGACCTTTGACCAACCTTTTCTAGAGCCAATCCTGCCATACTGATCAATTATGCAGTTTGTTGCAGTCAAAGCAAATCCAGCACTCAAGTCCAAAGGAGAATCTTGAGTATTCAGCCCATAAAAACCTGGGGCTGAAATGCTGAATGTTTGAATTGCTTGAGCCATTAAATTGCCTCAAAAGTCATTTCTTCAGGATAGCGAGTGCTTTCCAAAGCAATGTAATCAGCAAGCATCGAACGATACAACTGATATGCTTCAGAAGAATTCAATCCACCATCCTCACCACGCTCAACCAATGCACGAGCATAGGCATTCTGAATAACCAACTCAGAAGGAACAAGCAACTCAGTTGAATTGCTAGACAAAGTATCCTGAGGAACAATCAGATCAAACACCAAAGAATATGCCTTGTCTGGCACAGGATACACATCAACCTTAGTGTCGTTTGATCCATCTACACCATTGAAGGCATAGTAGGTTGGAGCCGCAGTTTGAGTCGTTCCAAAATTTAGGAATCGATTCATGTTGGCAAAAGGAATGTTCCGCAGAGTCAAGTCTTGCGTGTCATTAATCGCATCAACAACTCGGAACTTCTGACCAGCGCCAGTCATTGAATATGAATGCGTACCAGCAACAGTCGTCAAAGTCACAGTGGTAGACAGAACATTCCAAGAATAAGAATCTTCAACTTGACGCTTGGCATCATTGACAAACTTGCCAATTAACTTGGAATAGTCAGTCTGAGAAACAGACTCAACTTCATCCTCGCGCAAACGAACCAAAATGTCATTAACCAGTTCAAGGTAAGTCATGCTCTTTGGCTCCCAATCAATTCAAATGTAACAAGAATAGTAAATGTCGCCCCAGATTCAGGAGCAAAAGTCACTTTGTCACCTTCTTCCAAAACAATGTAAGCACCGCCATCAAACTTAAGGAAATCCTTGGAAGACAAAGAATAACCATTCAAAACATCATAGGTTGTGTTTGCACTAGCGTCATACCAAGACATAGTGACAGTTTTTGTGCTACCAGTGGAATTAAACAAATAAGCAAGGTTCCACTTGGCATAATAGCCATTAGGAATTGTGTAGACGGTCGTTGTAGACCCATCTCCCACAACTGTCTTGCCTACTGATATTTCCCTCATTTCTTAGCCTTGTTCCTTGCAGAAATTGCTTTTGCTTTAGAACGGGCATCTTCTTTTGAAGACGCTCCCCAGGCTTTAAGAGAAAGTAGAAGTCTAGTTGGCTTCCCATCTTTAAACTCAGGCCCAGGCATATTGCCCATTCTTGCTAGGAAGGAGGCCCGTCGAGGGTTGTCGCCAGATTTAACTGGTGCTTTCAAATCCCCACCAGTTGACGCATTATAAGAGGCTCTACCTTTAGCATTCAAGCCCCCTTTGGGATTTTGTCCTTCTTTCCTAGTCCAGGCTGGAGACTTCATTTCTTCCTCGCGGCTCTGATGTTGTCAACCATGTTTGGATAAGGACGACCAGCCTCCTTAGCCATCTTCTTAGCCATAGCCTTCTTTGCAGGGGTCAATGGCTTAGATTCACCCAGCTTTTTTGGTCGTTTCTGTTCCCAAATAGGCTTTTGCTTCATTTCATCTTCTTCTTGGTGGGCTTTGACATACCAGCCTCAGACAGTGCAATGGCAATGGCCTGTTTGCGAGAAGTCACGGCTGGGCCTTTCTTAGAACCCGAATGAAGAGTGCCTTCTTTGTACTCTTTCATTACTTTACCTACTTTTTTCATGCCAGATGCTTTTTTCATGGTGCTTCCTTAGTAAAGAATTTTGGCGGTCACAGTACCAGAGACATAGGCCGTGCAATTGGCTCGGAGGTACTTAGGGGCGTTGGCAACGGTAATCAGGCCATCAGCGGTCAAAGCCGTACCAATGGTTGACCAGTTCGTGCCATCAATACTGCCTTGCAGAGCAACCGTTGCAGAGGTAATGCCGTTTACCTGCAAAAAGGCAGGGCCACCAGCATCACACTGAACGGCTTTAGATGCGCCAGTTGCGGTAACTGCGCTCAAAAGGGTAGTTGGAGTAGTCAAAGAAGACATGGTTAATCCTTAGTGATTGGCCCACCAGACTTCCAAGCATCACAAGTACGGGCCGATGCACAAGTGAATTGGAATAAATCGCAATACCCAAGATCAGCCGCCTTGACAAACTGCTCGTCATAGGACAACTCACCTTTTTTCTCATCTTTCTCCAAACCAGAAACAATGCACTCCATCATCTTTGGAGTCTGGATAAATGCGGCACAGTTGCCACATCTCATGCCCTTGATTGTGTCTGTGGGAGCGTTATACATCTTGGCCTTCTTGAGCCAAAACGCATCATTGGGTTCGTTAGGATTAGGAGGGCCATAACCATACTCTTTAAACGCATGATTACGGTTTTTAAGGTTTACCTTAACATCTTGTGTGGCAATGGGACACACAACGCCAGTGAGAAGACCAGCTTTCATTTGAGCATCCTTCCCATCACAAAGGTGACTAGGCCACCAAGAACTGACGCAATGCCCATTCCGACCCAAAGGCCACCCTTTGATTGGTTTGCCAGTTCAAGTAAGGCACGGACATCCGTCCTCAAAGCATGAACTTCTTTTTCCAGAGCCTCAACCTGAGCCTCTAGCTTGCCAAAATCACGAGCATCGATATCACTCATAACGCTACCCTACGAGGACGACCTGGACGTTTTGTAACAACTGGGATATGCCCCATGACGATCCGATTAGGAACAGGCAAAGACTCTTCTTTTGCCACAATGGATTCCTTAGGAGCATCAACACGAACATACCCAGGATGCGTTTCCATTGTCTTAATGTCGTGATCCAAGGTAAAACTTACCAGATTCCCACTTGCAAGACATTTGAATGTAGCCATAAAAAAAGGGGGATTTCTCCCCCTCTCCTTTAGATGGTTGGACGAACAACCACGATTCGCAGGGTTGCAGAAGCCAAATCAACAGTTGCCGTTGATTCGTTCTGAATACGGAACTTGACGGTGTTAGCCGCACTGACATAGCCAGTAACAGTCAAACCAACCAAATCCACACCCAAAGATGCGCCAATCACCATGTCGCCCAAGGCAACACCAGGAACAGTCACATCATCGGTTTCACCAGCGCCATCAACCAAAGAACCAGCGTCAAGAGTGGCCTTGACAATCCATGTTTCGTTAAACAAACCACGGAACTGATCATTGCTTCGACGCACCGTTACGGAACTTGCACTTGCCATGAATCAATCTCCTAAAAACAGAAAAAAGTCCCTCCCCCGTTAGGAGGAAGGACTAACTCACCTTAGGCAGGAACTGCCAAGGCAACTGCACCGTAGTCACGCAGTTCAGCAACACCATACAGGGTGTCAGCAGTGAACAGCGTACCCAGATACTCTTGCTTGTACTGGGTCTGCGAACGAACAGCCATCTGCTCAACCAGAACCATAGAGTCACGATGACCCATCAGGCAGATACGAGCGATGGAAGAACCAGAAGCAGGGTAGGTGGAAGTAGCAGATGCGTGATCAGCATTGCTCGACACGAACACGGGGATGCCGTACACATTGCCAATTTCACCGTTGCGGATGGTGTTACCAGCACCAGACTCACCCACAAAAGCCTGTTCCGTGTAACGGGCAATACCCATCAGGGTGTTACGGCTTGAGGGAGGAATGATGAAGAAACGACCGTCCATCGGAACATCGGAATCGTCCAGACGCTGAATGGTGCGACGAATAGCGGCATCAGTCAGAGCAGAGGCGTTACCAGTGTTGGTGTTGGCAGTGTAGTCAAAAGCGGTCGTGCCATCGCCACCAATGTAAGCGGCGTTGTAACGAGCGCCAGCAGAACCACCGTTCACGGTACGGCCCAACTGGATGAGGTCGGTATCAACTTGCTTGGCAAGTGCATAACCAGCATCATCAGTGTAGAACTGACGCAGTGACGATTGAGCTTGGGCTTCAACGATGTCTTCAATCAAGCGGCTATATTCATAGTGCTTGTTGATAGAAACCGTAACTTCGCTCTCGGTGGCGGCAATCAGCGTAACCTGCGTAGAAGCAGACTTAGCAGAAGCCGAACCACGAGTGGGAACGGGAATGTGAACGGTGTCGCCTTTTTTGCCACGGAAATTCATCTTCTTGATGAGGTTTGCGGCAACAAGATTCTTCTTGTATGCGGCGGCAATCTCATCCGACCAGATTTCAGGGATAAAAGTTGCCGCAGTAGTTACTGTGACATGATCAGTTCCAAGTGCCATTTGAAAATCTCCAAAAGATTAAGGGTTTATCGAACCCGCCCTTCAGCATAAGCCGCCATGATTTCTGGTTGCAATGCTTCATAACGAGCAGGGTCAGTCATCTTCAGCCGAATTAAGTCAGCCCTTCTGTAAACCCTCTTTGAACTCTCACCTGTTCCACCAACATCAACTGATGCAGTTTTCATATCCTTCTCACGAGCCACCTTTCCAGCAGTCTCGGTTTGTTTGGTACGAATTCCACGCAGCTCTTTGTAAGTGGACAGCAATTCATTAGCACTGTCAAAGTCAAATTCAGCATCTGCCTTTGAGTACAGAGACATCCTTACAGATGAACCCTTAACCCAATCAGCGAATCCAGGGTCTTGCACTACTTGGGCAAAATCAGGATGCGCCTGTTGCAACTTTTGCTGGACTTGCATCTTTTTGAACTCTTGAGCCGCTTGACGGGCCGCAAGAACATCCGGATGTGCCTCAACAGTCTTCTGAACAGCCTTCCGTGGGTCTTCAAAGAAGTCAACTTCAGGTTCTTCTTGCACAACTTGTTGTTGTTTAGTAGCGAGATTGCTCTTGATCAGTTCATCTGCCAGTTTACGAACCTCTCCAACCTCTTGAGCTTGCTTACCAATGAGCTTTTCAGCCTCTTGGTGCATCTTAATCACATCTTCAAGTGACTTATTCCTGTATTTCTCAGGAAGACCGCTCGCTTCTTCATTCAGTTTGGAGATTTCTTTACCAACTGTTTCCAGTTCATTTTGATCCAGATTCTCGTTTTCATCAATCAACATAGTTTTTCCTTTTCCTGCCTAATCGGTTGTAGGAGATATGAACTCGGCACATGATTTGCTTATGAGTTCGCTTTTTGCTCTGCTTTCAACTTTTCACGGTGTTTACGATCAAACTTCATGGATGCACCAGGAAAATGACCGCTCCACCCTTCCAACTTGATTGCTGGAGCCGATATGACGCGATTGGCTGAACCACCGCAATCACATCTCAAACTAGTTGTCTCATAACCAACCAGTTTGTCAAACTTGTGTCCGTTTTCACAGACAAAATCAAACATTCTTCTCATTCAGTTCCTCGTATGCTCTTTCACTGACCTCTTTGAGGTTTTTCAGCCATGTGAGGATCGAAAGTTCACCTTTTTTGAATTGTAGGTCTTTCTCATCCTGAACTACGCTTATATTATTCAAAGCGTTTACCATATTGTCAATATCCTCAATCAAATCACTCCATCCATCTGTTGCCATCATGGAAAAGCGGTTTTCATAGTATTTTTGAAGTTCAGGAGTCATGGAATTAATGTCCTTAGTTCCTCAACAGTTTGAGCAGAGTCCATTTGTGCCTGAAGTTGGGCATATTTATCTCTAATAGCCTGTCTTTGTGCCTCAATAGCTTGAACATCAGTGCCAGGAATCTGTTTCATAATGAGATCATCCAAAGGCGCAAACTCTTCTGCACGAGCAACTCGGCGCATGTCGTGAGCAATAGTTTTGGCTTTATTGATGTTGACAACAATCATTCTTGATACTCCCAAGCATTTCTAAAAGTACGATCAGACGGAATATCGTCAATATCAATAATTTTATAAGGCTTACCTACTGGCACATCTTTTTCAGCAATTTGTTCAATTGTAAGTCCACAGTCAGCAGGAATAATCACTGCTACGCCACCTTCATCTGTCGGATAAATGATTCTTTTGCTCATTTTTTACCTTAACGGAAAATTGCAACTTCATAGTTTGCTGTGTCAGCAAAATTTGCTCCACTACTTGTGAAGTACCAAACTCTAAGTGCTGTTGTTGTTCTAGCGGTACTAGAATCTGCAACGCCATAATTAAAGTTTGTACCATTTCCAGAAGTAGCTCCAGCACCTAATGTTGCCGTATAGTTGGCATCAGATAATGCACTGGTAAAATTAATTGTGTAATCTCCAGTGCCATTATCAGTAATACTAGATACATTACTACTTGCCCTAATGGATACAGTTCCTGTTCCATTAAAATTTACAAACGCTTTTGCCACATTAACTGAGGCCCAACTTGAATTCGTGCCATCAGTAGTTAAATATTTGCCTGAGTTGCTAGTTTGAGATGGCAAAAGATTATTCAATGCCGCAGTTGCAGTAGAAGCACCAGTACCACCATCAGCAATTGCCAAATCAGTGATTCCAGTGATTGAACCACCAGTAATTGATACATTACTAGCCGCCTGGGTTGCAATCGTTCCCAATCCAAGGCTAGTTCTACCAGTTGCCGCAACTAAACCAGTTGATCCACCATCCCACTTCAATCTATCCGTGTAGGCAGTATCCCAGTTCGTTTGAGATGTATTCGTTGGGATACTATAACCAGTGGCAAAAGTAACTGCAAAAGTCCCAGTGCTAGTAATCGGAGTTCCAGACACCGATAAACCAGTTGGAACAGTCATGGCAACAGAAGTAACTGTTCCCTGATATTGGTCAGCACCAGTGATTGTGAAGTTTGGGTAAGTACCGGAAATTGATACCGTTCCAGCACCAGTCAAAGAAACAATCTGATCTGGAGAACTATTTGTAATCGTGAAGTTTGGATAAGTGCCACTTGTAGAAATCCCAGTTCCAGCAGTTAAGACAACAGTTTGGTCTGGCGCACTATTAGTAATTGTGAAATTCGGATATGTTCCACTAGTGGAAATTCCAGTACCAGCGGTCAATGCAACAGTTTGGTCTGGAGCAGAGTTTGTGATTGCACCAGTCGATGAGTTGTAAGAGATTCCAGTTCCAGCACTAAGAGCAGACCTAGCACGAGCGTCAGTGTAGTAAAGGTTTGAACCCTCACTAATGTTGCTAGTCGTCAAACTCACAGCACCAGTTTGACCATTAACAGAAGTAACTAAGTTCGATTGGTCAATCTTCTGCCAAACTGTGCCATTGAAGAGAAGCCAGTCACCAACCACCCAGTCAGTGATGCCATCAAGATTAGTAGAACCAGAAGTGCTGACGATATAGTAATAACCGTTAGTACCAGTGCTAGATGTAAGTGTGGGGATATTCGTTGAAGCATTCCATGTCCCTTGATATGACAATCCACCACCAGCAATAGATGCCCAAGACAGTACAGAACCATTGGTAGTTAGGTATTTGCCAGAGTTTCCAGTCTGACTAGGAATCAAACTATTAATCTGCGACTGCAAACTATCCAAAGTATCAAGGACAGTTTGAGAAGTTCCACCGCCATTGCCAATGATCTTGATGCGTTCTGCCAAATCCATCGGCACAACTTCACCAACATTGATCTCTTTTCCATTCGACAACTTGATGACCAAAGAACCATCAAAGTCAATGTTTGCAGAAATTACAGAGATGCCATCAATACCATCTCGGCCATCTTTACCGTCTTTTCCATCTCGACCAGGACGGCCTGTGGCTCCATCTTTCCCAGGCTTTCCGTCTTTGCCATCACGACCATCACGACCATCAGCCCCATCACGACCATCTTGAATGGACGCAACACGCTTTTCAATGGCATTGCCTACTGCATCGTATCGATCACGAATGTCGGCTTCAATCTTTTTGAGGGCTTGAACAACAAGGTCAACATTTTCGCCAATCTTGCGTTTTTGCACCTCTTTTGCTTGAGCAACAGAAGCCTTAATGCCATCCAAAACAGCCATCTGCTGTTCTGGTGTCATGTTTTGCAGAATTAACTGCTTTGCTAGGCTTTCAATGTCCATTATTCAACCTTTGGTGCATTACCGCCAAGTTGCTTGCTCAACTGGTCAAGAAAATCTTGTTCCATACCAGCGACTTTGTTGCTCTTTTCAGCCATCTGCATTTCGACAATCTTACTCTTGTTTTTGATGTCGGCTTCCTTGAGCATCAACTCAGCAACCTTAACCCTGCGGTCAAATTCCTTGGATGCCATGTCATCTTGATTAGGCAAATTCTGCGTCAAGGCTTGGCTAACCCTAGCTTGAACTTCTTGAGGCTTCAACTGAGCCTCAACCAGCAGTTTTTGTGCTTCAGCACGATTCTGTTCTGCCTGAGTCGCCACCTGAGCCACCTGAGCCTGTGCCAATTGCAAATCCAACTGCACTTTCTGCAAAGCCAACTGCTGTTGAGTAGGATCAGGCTGAGACATCTGGTCAAGAGCCGCAATCAACTCAAAACGGTTAGTCAAACTGCTATTTTGTAAGATTCCTTTAAGAATCAACGGCAAAACAGGGGTATTCGGGCCAAGAGTCTGCAACAAAGCAATGAATTGCTGTTGTTCGTACTCTCGTGCAATGATTCCAAGGGTTGCAGTTGGCACAAAATTCATGTCAACAGACGGATAGCGGTTCGGATCGAACTGCATATACCTGAAAGCCGCCTTTTTGATGAACGGAATCAGGAAATCTTCTTGGAAATTGGTCAAAGTACGCTTGTATTTCTTGATGATGGAGGCAACAGCCATCGAAATACCGCCATTATTGGCATCTCGGCTTACCTGACTCACCATTCCATTGGAATCCAGCGTTCCAGTGGCTTGCAACAACAGACGCTCAAACTCTTTTGCCGTCTGGAGGTTGTTTCCATCAGTATTACCAAACTTGAATGGGTAAAGAATCTCTGATGGAGTGCCATTTGTCAAAATTGCTTTACCAGGACGAACCTCAAATTTGGCTCCACGAGGCAAACGAGTGGCATCCATTGCAATCATTGGACTTGTAGTCAATGCCAAAGAGTCCAAATGGCTACGAGTCTGAGCATCGATAGCCTTTTGCATGTTGTAAGCCTTCTCAACCGTGCCACGACCTAGCAAACGGTTAGGAACAGTGTCATCCTGATACAAAAGAACAGGACGATCCTTCATCATGTAAGGATTTTCGTCGGCTTTTAGCAGAACAGAGTCATTGGCAATGACAACAATGGCCTCAACCATGTCTTCATAGTCTTCATTCTCACTGCCCTCACCAAACAGATTAACAACCCCTTCTGCCTCTTCAATCTTTTGCAGATATTCACGAGGTACAAGACCATAATAGGTCAGCACCTTAACCTTGTCATCTTGAAAATTGGTTGCTTCTTGAGTGGGTTCAAGAGCATCATCCAAAGCATCAGTGCCAATCTCTGCTTTACGATAGATGCCAGCCGCCATCCCCTGCACAATCTTGTGGATTGAGACATACTTTTCGATGGCAACACCCATACAGTCTTCAATTGAAGTGCCATTAGGATCAAAAAGGAAGTTCTTTGGATTGACAGGATTGATCTTGACAGCTACCCTGTCTCTCTCAATAACACCAATTGCGGCTTGTCCAATCTGACCAGGAATAGGTTGAGTGGCAGGGATGAACTCTTTTTCTTGTTTAACAACCAACTCACCAATGCCAGTCCCATAGATTTCAGCCATCAACTCAATCTGGTCAATAGACTTCCTAATTTTGTCTTTAGCAAAGTCTTCCATGAGTTGAGCTTTGATCACACCAACATCAATGGGATTGCCATTCATGTCCTGCACATCATCTTCAATGTCAAAGAAGTCTCCTTGACCAAAGATGGCTTCCATGATCTCAGCGTGGCGAGTTTCTACAGCTTGCTGGGTTGCTGGCGTAACCAATCGACTGCGCTCTGAATCACGAGTCTTGTCTTGAGAATCCCAAATCCCACGGAAAATGCGTTCGTACTCTTCCCATTTGTCAATGTAGTTAGAGTCACGATACTGCCTCCAACGATCACAATGGTCTGTAATGAAAGCAACAAGTTCCTTGTCACTTTCTGATGGTTGCTCTAGACCTTCAGATTCGTTCATGTCCTGCATGGGATAGCCCTTTTTTGGTATAAGACCAATTTCATCTTAGATGAGCATATCTTATAACACTTTGTTTGTAAAGAGTTATCAAACTCCAGAGATTATGTCAACTGGCTCCCACTCTTCATCTTCTTCGCCTTCAAAATACGATGTCACAGCCAGTTGGTCAATGTATGACAAGGCATCAGGAAGGTCATCATGTACGCCTTTAGCAGGGAACATGAGCAGTTGGTCAATGAACTCATCCCATTCTTCTTCGTTGTTCAGGATGATGCGTCCATGCTCAAACCTACCTTGAAGACTCCAGATGATCCTGTCAGCCTTTTTCCTGTTTCCATGTGTCAAATCAATTATGTGGGAATATACATTATTCTTTCGCATCAAGTCACTAAGGTACGGCAAAACGGCATTCTTCAAAGCACCCTTCTCAATCCCAACAGCTAACGGCCTGTAGTCCCTAATCGCCATCAAAATCCTGACAGCCGTCTCCCGAATGTCCCAACGCCCATAGTCAATCTTCTTTACAAACCATTTACCATCTTCAGTCACTTTGACAATGGCAATGGCAGTCTGGTCTAGTCGTTTTTTGCTGTTGGCCGCTTGTTTTGCCACTTCTTCAAAGCCAGCCAAGTCGCAAGCAATGTAGTAGGAACCATAGTCAGGCTCTTCCCCATACTTGAGCCACTCTTCTTTGAAGATGTCGCTACCAGCATTGTCGAAAGAAGCCATGTATTCCTGCTTGAAAGCAAATGAACTCATGGTCTTTTTAGCCGCTTCAATCTCACTAGGATCAATCAATGGGTTGTCTTTAGTGGTGAAGTGCCAAGACTTCCAATCATTACCGTCTTCAGCCTGACCAAGTTTGAACAGGTCATAGAACCAATTTCGCCCTTTTGGAGTCCCAATGAACAATGCCCGACCTTTTTTGTCAGACAAAGCGGCCCTGATGACCTGTTCCCATGCTTCAGGCTTGATGTCTGCAACTTCGTCAAGCACTGCATAAGTCAAACTCACACCACGCAAGGTATCTGGTCTGTCAGCACCCCGCACATAAATTGTTGCCCCGTTTAACAGTGTAATGTCCATGTTGTTCACATGGCTAGAGGCAATGACTTCCCTTCCCAACTCCATCAAGACATGCCAAATGATCTGACGAGCCTGACCCTGGGTAGGAGCCACATACAGTACAGCAGACCCAGCAGGGCATTTCAAGCCTTCAATCAGCAAAGTTGTGGCGGCAAGGCGAGACTTACCGCATCTGCGACCAGCGGCAATGACTTTAAACCGGGTTGGGTCTTTATAAACATCTTGTTGCCAAGGAAGCAGTTGGAAGTTGAGATTAGACATTCTTAGGCTCCACATCCGTCACATCAATGTTATCCACAGTTTGTACTTCACCAATACCAGTGATGTTGATCTGGATAGCCGAACGGTTGTTCTTTTCTTTTTCAAACATGGAAACGGGCAACATCCTGTCCATGCACAACTTGATCATTGCTCCTTGGGACGGGTGTTCGTCATTCATGGCAATTTCAATGGCTTTGTTCAGCACATTAGCCCCAGCACTGTTGATCAGTAAAGACTTGAGTTCTTGGAGCTTTTGATGTTCGGTCTTAGGCAGTGCAAGACCAGGATTGTCAGCATACCTTTGGATGTTGAGTTTTGTAGAACCTTTGGGACGCCCAGGTTTCTTTTTCTGTGTCTTTAGGAAACTCTGAGGTTTCTGTTCTTCAGTGGTCAAGATGTCTGAAATTTTCTTCATACTTTTACCCAAAAAGGAAGTTGATTTAGGATAACACAGTTGTCAATCGGTGAAAACCCTGTAAAATGCAGATAGTTCGTTCGCGCCGAACAAAGCCTTTTAGCGAGGATATAGCCACTAGGGATTCTTGGTGGGCGCGACTATATCTTCACTAAAGGGCTTTTTTATGCCGATTTATAGCCAAAAATCACTTGACGCTTATAAACAAAAGCGCAAGCGTGATGTCGCAAAAGCCAAGAAGAAGTTAGAAAAGCTATTAGGCTCTAGTGAGGTTGTTCAGCAGATGATCAACAAAAAAGCCGCATCGATGGCTTATGCAATGAACAAAAAGCGCATAGAGAAAGTAAAAAAGGCATTAGAGCCAGCGCCAGCATACAGCCCAGGTATGGGAGCTTTGTTTTACAAGACAAGAGAGTGGAGAGAAGTCAGATACAAGGTTTTTGTAAGGTTTGGTAAGAAATGCCAATGTTGTGGTTCTACTGATGGCTATCTTCATGTTGACCACATTTTGCCAAGATCAAAGTATCCAGACAAAGAATTGGACATAGAGAACTTACAAATCTTATGTGAATCATGTAACATTGGTAAGTCAAATAAAGACACAACTGATTGGCGTTGATGAGGAACGGGGCTTTTGGGCGTTGCAGTCGCGCCCTCAAAGGCATGAGATATACATTGTCCCATCCGTGAAAAACGGCAACACCCGAAAGGGAAGTTGAGGACGCAGGTTAAAAAGTGATACGCACCCAACTGGGTAATACGGTCTGATACCTGCCTCTACCAGCCAAGGTAGTGATGATAAACAAAAGCCCACACCACTATGGTGATCTGCAAGACCATGCAGATAGTCGAAAGACAACGACTGCCTTCGCTCGTCTATACATTCCATCCCATTGGTCTGGCATACCTACTCTGCTAACCAACTACAAACACCTAACCACATTTCCTAATTTGGCTTTTCGTGAACTGAGGAGGCTACAACAAAAATCTTTCTCACTCACCTACCCCTCCCCCCCCATCAGTCCACCAGGGTTTACCATACTGTCAGCCCTACACAACAGCGAACGGTCGTGCTAATAGAACGATCGTGCTTTTTTGACGCATGGATGAGCGATGCACCATTTTCCGGATACTTGGACACCATCTAACGGGGACTTAACCTGCAATATAGTTCATACATGCAATATAGTGCATGATCTTGTTCGATAATCGCACACAATTAAACGAAAGAATTAAGATAGATAGATTCTATTAAGATAGAGTGGGCGATAGAAAAGATTATTGGTTATGTTAGGGTTTGTCCTAATGGATAACGGATAGAAAAACCCGATACTAGTGTCAATGGTTCACGGTAGCTGGGCCAGATTGAAAGGCGACAAATGAGCATTATTTCCGAAGCACTAGTAAAACAATCTCAAAAATTGGCAATGACTGCAAAAGATGGAATTGTTGTAATTGGCAATGATACTTATGAGCTTAAATTTAATCATTATGAGTGGGTATATGAGGTAAGCCATAAAGAAACTGGCGAACAAGTTGCAAGGTTTAACACTAAGAAACTATCTCAAGCAAAAGCATGGACTAAAGAATGGTTTTCAAACTAGGGTTTATCCCTATTCTCAAGGGGACTAGTTCCCCTTAATCTCTAACTTTCAATCAATAGGTGTTGACATGAAATCTGTTCTCCAAGATATCAAAAAATCCCGCCGCAATCGCCAAATCAGGGCATGGGCGCGCGAATTGCCCTATGTCCTAGGGACTCTGGCTTGCTGGGTTCTAATCGCAGGCTTGCTTGCATATAGGGGGTGATTCACTTATTGACCCTGTAATGGGGTCAATGGGGGAATTTTCCCTGATTCATTTAATAGGTGTTGACATGAGAATCATTCCAATAATGACCAAAAAACAAGCAGACTCAATTCATGGCGGGTTGACTCAGACTAGCAAGATGCCATGTAAGAGTTATTCCCTGCCGACTGAAGCCTGTAAAACGGGTTTCAAAATGGCTCAAATTCCCGGTTCAGTATGCGCTAACTGTTACGCCGACAAAGGGTTTTATTCGATGTATGCGAACACGATTAAACCCGCTCAATTCGCCCGGCTTGATAGCATCGAATCGGATCATTGGGTTGACTCTATAGTGGCAAGCATTGGCAATGACGCATTTTTTAGGTGGCATGACTCCGGCGATATTCAGTCACTCACTCACCTAGAAAAAATCGTTTCAGTCTGCCAGCAAACCCCCAAAACCCGCCATTGGTTGCCTACTAGGGAATACGGCATGGTGAAAGAATTTATCGCCAAATATGGGAAATTTCCCGAAAATTTGACCGTGCGACTCTCTGCCATGTATCCTGACAAACCCGTCAAAATCCCTGCTAGTTTGCAAGGGATCAAAGGAATTACCGCATCTAATGTACATACTGTGAAACCGATAGGCCATGAATGCCATGCGCCCAAACAAAATGGCGAATGCCGTGACTGTAGGGCTTGCTGGACTGATAAAGTTATCTCGTACGCCATGCATTAAGCATTAGAAAATTCCACTAGTGGCCTTCACTGAGGGCCACTGGGGGCATTTTCCCCTTTTCAATTGATAGGTGATGACATGAAAAAACCCACATTCAAAATTGCATTGCGTGACGGAACGTTTATCGATCAATCCTATACGCCATTGATCTACACTCGCATGACATCGGTTTTTAGGTTTGCATTACATAAATCAGGCCGTGATTGGATCGTATCGGAGCCAGTGAGCGGATACAAAGTTTGTCGGGTATCGGCACAATTTAAGGGAATGACAGTGGCATCGGGACATCTAACCTTAAAACAAGCCAGGGAATGTGCATTAATTGACATCGATGCCATTGTGGATCGTATCGGTTTTGATGCATTCGAAAATCGCATGAATGAAGCAATTACAACCCTGAAAGCCGCCGCATGAATAACCCTTTTTGGCCTTTCCCCAGCCAAAACCCGCCACCTTACAACCCACCACCCCAAAAGCCCCAAAAACAGGCTTTTAAACCCATTCCAACTGAAAAACCTCCATTTTGAAAGGCTACAAATGAAAATCAAATTTTTTGCTTGCAACGGCGGTATGGTGACCGAACAAATTGACGACTCGCCTAAGCGTTTGACAGATGAACAATTGAGACAACGCTACCCTTGGCCTCATTTCCAACACGTTGAACAAATGACGAACGCCGAATTCAAAAGATTCATCGAAAAGGATATAACCGAATGATATATGCCACCATCGGCTTAATCCTGAAAGTTATTTTCGGGAAACGCTAAAAACCTCATAGAACCCGCTACGGCGGGTTTTTTGTTGTCTATGTATAGGCGCACCCAAAAAAACGCCCCAAAGCCCGTTTAATGCCCTTCCTGAGCCTGTCCATCGTTGTCCGAATTGTGGTATTCATCCCATGTCATAGGCTCGCCATGCGTTTTTATTGCTAAACCCACACAATCGAGCGGGTCATCGGGTCTTAGTCCAAGTTGATAGAAGTGTCTCGCCCAAGTGATTGCAATATCTAGCCCATCCCTGAATGTATCTTCTTCGCTGATGATTTTAAGAATCAGTTTTTGTGTTTCATCCAGCTTAAAGGTTGTTTGCTTTTTATGCTTCACTTGCAAAACTGATCCCGCAAATAGTAGGCCATCAGTAAGGCTTCGGCCCTGTTTATGTCTTTTTTGAGCTTGAGGTTATGACCCTTAAACATCATTCGGGCAAGGTCTAAGGCTTCGCCTTTGTCGGCAGTTAAGTGAAAGTATTTTTTCCAAACTTGCGGTCTCACGAAATGGACAGGGAATCTTGAAAGCTCACAAACGGCATTTATAGCCCCAACAGCACGCCCAAAAGCAAAAGTTGACGCAACACCCTGCCCAGGCATCGAAAACACCTGCTCGATGCATATTTGGGCATCCGTCCCAACAGGTGCAAAGCCCATGATTCTGCTTTTTAGTGCCATCGCCATGATGTGTTTATCCTGATGGTCGATCATGTATGACGCTATGGCCTCTCCACGGTCATCAACTGCGGCAATTGCTCCACTGACTGCACCAGGATCGATTGCAATAAAAACCTGATTCATTGTTTTTGCTCTGATTGAATCTTTTTATCGATTTGCTCAAGATCATAGATGTGTTTTTGCAACAAATCAGGATCAATCCCTGCCCATCTTTTAACGCATATCTCCATTGCATTATCCAAAGTGATGGCATCGGCTTTGCGCCATGCAAAGTTTCTTTTTGATAGGTCAGTCAAAACGACAGACGCTGATTTGAGCATCCGAAAGTCCACCGAGTCAGACTCGCCCATTTCCTCTAAGCAAGCCATTAACGCATGAACAATGAACGACATGGCTATTGCTTCACTTGCCGCATATTCGTTTTCAACCAACATCATCATTCCGATGCGATGGTTCAAGGCTAATCGCTTCAATCTGTCTTTAGCGAATGCTCTAGCTATTGGGTTCAGCACCACCTGACGAGGTGCTTTTGTTATGAATGGATTTGACACGCTCTAAAAACCTTTCTTTGATTTGTTTTCCAGCCCAAGGAGGCTCTTGGTCTAGCCTTTTGATTTCGCCCCACACATAACGCTTCCAACCAGGATGTTGTGCAAGTTCAACATAGTGATTGATTGTGCGTTCAACGATTTCATCAAAGTGCATCAGTTTCTTTAATGAAGACGCCAGCAGTATTCAAGTATCCCTTGCGGTCTTTGATCACATCGTAGGCCGATTGCAAGCAATCCACCATGTTCATGCCAGCCAAGTGTGAACCAATGATCAAAGTCACCAACACATCACCATAGGCATCCATTGCTTCTTCACGGTCAAGACGATTGAGTGCCGCTAATAGTTCTGTCACTTCTTCCAAGGTCTTGATGCCTTGCGATAGAGGATTTGAATTGGGGATGATCTGACGATCTTTAGCCCATTGGATTGTCAAGTGTTCAAGTTGTTCAAAGTTCATTTTCTTCTTTCTTCAGGTGCTTGTAGTGAGTCAAGACATTATTCATCATTGTGTGGAATGGCACATCAGTAGAAACCCCAATAAAGGCATAAACGATTTCTAATGCGTGTATTACCTGCCAAACAGGGAGTCCGTCAAACATGACCAAGGTTTCATCAGCGAGGTTTTTGATAACTTCCCAATCTTCATCGGTTAATTCACTTTTGGTCATTTAAATTGACTCCTTAGAAGTTTGAGTTTTGCAATGGCTTCGGCTTTATTTTTGGACACTTCAGCAAGCTCTGCCTGTGTTTGTTGTTTTGTGATCAAGACCATAGGCTTTACAGGAATGGCTGGCGCATCGTTGCATAGCTTTCTGAACTTGATTGCTGATGGAATGAATTCTCCATCAAGCATCGAAATGGCATAGTCCATTGTCGGCCTGTAGGTTAAGAAGTTGCCAAGTTGAAACTTCCATTCTTGCCGAACAACATTCGGGTCTAAGCCATCAAAATGGCGATTGAATGGCACACCAAAAATAGCATTCATTCTGGTGAACACATAGTCCAGCCCTTCATCTGGCGAACAGAAATCAGCTTCCGAGTAACTTGACATTTGTTCCTCCAATCAATCCACGAGTAAGTCCACCACCAACACGCTGAACAAGTTCGGCATTTTTAGAGAGTTGTGGCTGACTGTTTTTGTCTTTAACCCAGTCCGCTTTGAATGTCTGCCAGTTCCTGACAATCAATTCCTTGAGTGCATTTTCCAAAGACCATCCAGCAAGTGCGGCTTGATTTGTGATTTCTTCCATGACCAGTTCGGTAATCCTGGCATCCTTGCGTTTCCTATGGGATACAAATTCTTCCCAAATCCGATCCGATACAGATTCTGGCTTGTTGACATTGACCGAGAAAGATTCTTTTTTTCTTCTTGTATTCTTATTCTTATTTGAAGGTGAAGGTGAAGGTGATGTGCTATCTGCCGAGCATTGCTCCGAGGATGCTTCGACTATGCTTGGAGCATTTTTATTTGCCCATCTTGCCTGTGCACCCTTGATTCCACGCTCTATATTTGTTCTTTTGTTGTAATTTGCCTTTTTAAGCTCAGACTCAACTCTTGAGTGCAACCATATACCATCTTGTACTTCAAAGAATGCTTGAAGCATAGTCCGAGCATTGCTCCAAGCATCTGGTGATAGTTTTGTAATTTGAGCAAGAACAGAATCATTGTCTGGTGGCGCACCATTTTTCCAGTAGTCCATGATCAGCAGGAGATATGCTCCATGTTGTTCAGTAGTGAGCCTGGAAGTGGCAGACAAGTAATCCGCTATGTATAACGGCATCCATATGTCAACTTTTTGCATGAATTTTCCTCGCAAAGCCTCCTGAAGTTGAGTCGTGGCAGGTGGGAGGTGCACTTTTCGGACTGCTCATGACTTCAGCCCTAGCCAGACTCAACAATATCATACCTGTTCTCGTCTTGCAACACGAGCCAAGTAGGTATCCTTGTAAACCCGTTCGTTAAAGGCCAAAGACGGGCATAGCAAGAAGTCAAGCGAACCCTTCCTATAGACCTCTTTAGCAGGGTCAAAACCCTCGTAAATCTCTTGGTCGTAAACCTTCTTCTTGCCACGTTTATTGAAGATTTCAGCAAAGCCATCGTTGTATTTGGCGAACTGCTCACGCCCAGCATTCGTGATGTGCCACAAAGGATCGATGAACACGGCAAAACCTTGTTTTTGCAAATCGTTGAGCCAGCGTTCGATGTGAATGTCGGATGAGTGGCTGTGACTCAAAAGAGTCATTTGACGCACTTCCAATGATCGATTGTTTAGTTTCCTAAGCATCGAATAGTGTGATTCAGTTAGTTTCAATTTTCAACTCCTGTTAGTGATTGGAAAAAACATCATAACCCTGCAAAACAAAAAAAATACTAGGGAAAACACCTATTCCAGACCATCAAATCTATGACAGAATTCATTCCACACCAGACAGGTGTTCAACAAAGAAAGGCGCAAGATGAAACTTTTCAAAAACTCAGTCACCGCTGATCCAGAGGATTTCAGCATCTCAAGGTCTATTGACTTTCTCCCTCACTTCAAAGAAATCCATGTCACCGTTGAATATGATGACTATGATGATTTTGCAATTGAGTTCAATGATGGTCGTCACCAGTTCTACCAATTGTCATCATCCATTCTCACGCAAGAAGATGTGAACAGGGCTATGGCTTTGATTGCTAGCGACATGATAGCAATTCGCAAGCAACACATTCAAGATGGCAAAGAATGGAGTTTGGCATGAACAACGAAATTGATCGTGAACGCTGGGCAGTCATTCAAACAATCGATGCTAAAGACATTGCAGACGCTATTTGCGACTGTCCTGCATTAGCTGATGCAGTCAAGAACAGTGATTGGCGTGGAGTTGGTCAATTGGTGAAATCCCGTATTGAACTACAGGCACAACGCATTGCAGAATTGCGTGTGATTGACAAAATCAAAACACCTTGGATTGACCAATCGGCAGAACGCAAGGCTTACAAAACAGACTATTCACAACGAGTCGAACAAATGCTCAACAGGAGGACTAGGTATGAGAACGAAGATGAACTTGGAAGAGGTTATGGAGGAACACTGTGATGATCAATTCTGCATGTTATGCATCAAACCACGAGGGAGCAAAGACGAATGCTGTGGCGAACAATACTTCCTCAAACTCAAAGACTTTGACTATGACACACAAACCGAAATTGTCCAGTCAATTGTCAACGGCAAAAGTAACGTATCCAAGTCTGCGGATAACTGATCCACGATTTGTTTATACCAATTCTTCACAAACTGACATTTCAAGGAGATTCAAAGATGTCACAAGAGAAATTCCTGGTGGGCGACTACAGCGAGATGATTCTGGACTTGAAGCAGAGACTCGAATCGCTGCACTTGATGTGCTTGAACAAACGCTGGACAGGCTATCAGGAAGAAATAGCCAACATGAATGATTCAATCTATTGCTTGCAACAGTGGATTCAACACGAGGCTAAAAAAGCCGCTTAATTTTTAACAGGAGTTGACAATGAATGTTTTTCAAAAACTGAACGAAGCCAGATCAAAGTTCCACAAAAAGGCTCTCAAGAAGTCTGGCCTTAACAAGTTCGCTGGGTACTCATACTTTGAGTTATCCGATTTCGTAATCCCTGCTCTTGAAATCTTTGCTGAAGTAGGACTCACATCTGTGATCCGATTCAATAAGGACATGGCAGAGTTTGTCCTGATCAATGTAGACAAGCCTGACGAAATCATCATCTTCTCAAGCCCAATGTCTGAAGCACAACTGAAAGGTTGTCATCCAGTGCAGAACCTTGGGGCAGTGCAGACCTACATTTCTCGCTATCTTTGGGTTCAGGTGCTTCACATCGTTGAGCATGATGCGCTAGACGCTACAACAGGATCGATTGAGCCTGAGTTCAAGCTGACTGAATCTAAGGTTGCAGATTTGATTGCAATGATTGAAGAGTCGATCAATCTTGAAGAACTCAAAGTGAACTATCAAAAGGCACTCAAGGCTTGCAAAACTGATCAGGATGCACAAAAGCAGATCATTGCCGCCAAAGATGCTAAGAAATCAACATTGGGAGCTTAATCATGCGTGAAGAACTAATGAAACGGGCTTCAATTGATCTTGTAATAGCGATGAAAGGGTTTGCAATTCCAAGAGATATAGAACTTGCTTACAACAAACTTTGTAAGGCTATAGCAGATGCAGATAAACATCAAGTTTCTCAAGAGCCTGTGGTTTGGATGTACCAAGATAAAAGCACACACAAAGTCTATTTTCAGAAGAACATGAGAGGGTTTGTTGATCACGACAAAACATACGAAACACCACTTTACGCAAACTCTCCAGAACTTGAACTAAATTGTGTGTGTGGGGCAGTTTGGGAAGGCAACGAAATGGTTCATGCCCCTCGCAAGCGTGAATGGATTGGGCCGACAGATAAAGATATACATGAATGTTTCATGCTGACAGAATTTGATCATCATGTTGACTTCAATCGTGACCCTGAACAATGGTGCTTGGCATTTGCCAAAGAACTGTCAAATACACTTAAACAAAAAAACGGCTATGCCGAGGAGAAGAACAATGCGTGAAGAACGAACACCACAACTTTGCTACGTACATAGGGGAATTACCTATTTACCTCACTATTCAATGAAGGGATACTTTGTCAAACCAGGAATGAAACTCAATGGATTGTCAATGTCAGAACTCGCAGATATCCTCTACACAGAAGAAGATTTCAAGGGAACTGGTGCGGCAACTGTGATGCTTGATCTGTGGCCTAGAGGTAGTGTTTATCTCAACATTGGATACTGACATGGAACAGGGGTCACCAGAGTGGTTTAAAGCCCGTTTGGGCAAGGTAACGGCATCTAGGGTATCTGATGTCATTGCCAAGACCAAAAGCGGTTATTCAGCCTCTCGTGCCAAATACATGGCTCAATTGCTCATCGAAAGAATCACAGGTGAACCAGTTGAGTCATATACCAATCCAGCGATGGAGCGAGGGATTGAACAAGAGAAGTTTGCTAGAGCCGCATACGAGGCAAAAGCAAATGTCCTAGTGGATGAATGTGGGTCAGTGGATCATCCATCGATTCCAATGTCTTCTGCAAGTCCTGATGGTCTTGTAGAGAAAGACGGATTGGTGGAAATCAAGAATCCAATGAGCCACACACACTTGGAGACACTGCTGAGTAAAACAGTCCCAGGCGACTATGTTGTGCAGATGCAGTGGCAAATGGCTTGTACGGGCAGGAAATGGTGCGACTTTGTGAGCTACGACTCACGGATGCCAGAACACCTAAGACTGTTCGTTAGGCGTGTCGAGCGCGATGATGAACTCATTGCAGAACTCGAAAAAGAGGTGGTCAAGTTTTTAAGTGAACTTGAAGACAAACTAGACAAACTAAAGGAAATTTGAAATGGAAGAAAAGCGTGACAATTCTGGCGTTCTGTTCAGGAACGACAAGAAGGAAGAACCAAAGCACCCCGACTACAAGGGGAACATCACTGTTGGTGGTAAGGACTACTGGCTGTCAGCATGGATCAAGGAAGGCAAGAGTGGCAGGTTCATGTCTTTGGCAATGAACCCCAAAGAGCCTCGTGCAGAAGATGCGCCCAAGAAATCCACTAAGCGCATTGAAGACATGGAAGACGATCTGCCATTCTGATGTTCATGGGTGAAAGCGCAAGCAAGTAGCCCAAAATTTAATAGGAGTTGATGATGTTTTTCAAATTCTTTCGGTCACGCAAGACTGATCCTCAGACCAGCCATGATGCGGCTGAACAGGCACAAGAACTTGCTGACAAGCATTTCATAAAGATTCACTTTGTTTTGGCAAAGTATGGGCCAATGGGCAAAGATGGTATTACACAAAAAACTGGTCTTGACTCTGCCCAGGTATCTAGACGACTTCCAGAAATGCAAAAACTTGGTCTTGTAAAACTGACTGGTAATTTTGCTATGTCGTTTGCAAGGCGCAAAGAGCGTGAATGGTCAATTGTGGAGAAAAAAATATGATTGAAGCATTGTTTTTGTTCTTGATTGTTCTGCTTGGTGTTTTTGTGATTGTTGGTGCGTTTGTGTGTTTTATGTTTGTAATGACAAGGATTGATGAAAATGAGTAAGAGAAGAATCACGGTAAATATTAGTGCAAATATCGATGCAATTAAAGATCAACTTGAAAGAGAGACTGGAGTGGTTTTCAGCTATGTTCAACTTATTGACTTTCTGATCAACTTCTATCGCAAAAACTCTGTCAAAACAACTTGGAATAACAAGATCACTGATGGAGTAAAAAGATGAAGATTTTGGTGATGAAGATTATTTTGTCTGTGGTGCTTGCGGTGCTGACCATTGGCTCAATTGAGCTGGCAAGCGGTGGCTTAACTTTTTTGATCGGAATGTGCAAATGACTAAAGACGAAGCATTTAAAACATGGTGGCACAACGAAGGCAGCCAAGCCCCCCACAGACATCACGATTGCGAAGAACACACTATGCGTATGTGTGAGATTGCTTGGGCAAATGGTGCTTATAAAGAAAGAGAAGCCTTGGCACAGCCCAAACAGGAGCCTGTGCGCGTCATGGGGTTTGACTGCGTATGCGGCAAGCGCATGAAAGTAAGCGCAGAACAAGGTGTAACACCCGCACCACAGCGCAAGCCGCTGGACCGAAGCCGCCCACGGTATCAAGGAGGGCGCATGAGCAACCCACATTGGTGCACATACTGCAAAGGTCATAACGCCCACAACTGCCAATTCAACGAGCAGTTGCCAAGGATGCACACTTACACAACAAATCACACATCCCCACCACAGAGCACATGGGTTGGATTGACGGATGAGGAGGTTGCAAGTATTTACATGAACCATACAGATCGGCCAGATCGGCCAATATACGAACAGTGGAAGTTTGCCCGAGCCATTGAAGCCAAACTCAAGGAGAAGAATGGTTTTGATACCCCAGAGCTTGCTCACCAAGCATATAAGGAAAACACATGAAAACATACACTCGCAAATCAAAGATGGATGATTTGAAAAAGTATTGTCATCACGCAAAAGAACATTCATTCATTGAGGTGACTGAATGGGAGAACGGAGAGGGAATTGATGTGATCTTTGATGACAAGATCATCCAGCTTTCATGGGGACAGCTAAATGCAATCAATGTGCTGGCACATTACAAGGAATAAAACATGAGCGATCCAGTAAACCAACCAAAACACTACACAACAGGTGGCATCGAAACCATCGACTACATCAAAGCCAAATTAGGGCCAGAACACTTTCAGGCTTATTGCATCGGCAATGTCATCAAGTATGTAAGTAGATACTCACACAAGAATGGCATAGAAGACCTCAAAAAAGCCCAGGTCTATCTCACTTGGGCAATTGAATCACTTGACCACGAAACTCAATAGCCTCATTATTGAATTTCATAACCAACTCAGGGAATAGCAACTTCCCCTTATAAAAGGTCAACACAACAAATCCCGATCTCCAGTTGGTCGGGTTTTCTTCCAAATAATCCATGAACTGTGGGCCGTCAATATCTGCCAAAGTGCCAGAATCGACTCCATAGCGCACTCCGTTGTAGTCTGTAATGGGAGACACCTTCAGGCTGTGCAAATGGCCTGTGACGATGTTTTTGCCACTCCATAGTGTGTTGTTATGGGTTGCATGAATTCCACCCTTAAATCGATGTTTAACCACCGTGTCGTCGTTAATCCAGCAAGACCAACACGGAGTCCAAGCAGGGAAATGATCTTTTAGGCTAAACCCCTTAACATGCTCATATTGAGGCGCATTGGCGGCTAGGAAGTTTTCAAATCTAGCATCATGGTTTCCAAGAGGCCAAATTAACTTGACATTGCGCCTTGCCTTTTTCGCCGCCTCTTCAATCTCCCCCATCGCAATTTCGCAAGCCTTAAGTTCCTCAATAACAGATGGCTTGCTGTCCCACCCAATGCGGGGATGACGAGAGATAGTCGCACCATCAAAAACATCGCCATTTGCAATAACAGCAACTGGAGCAAATTGTTTAATGGCCCAAAGTAAACCCTTAAAAACCGACGAATGTAAACCTGGATAGAAATGAGCATCCGAGAAAACCAAAACAGTTCCATTCTCAACTCCAAGATTCAATCTGGGTGAATGCCTATGCGCTGTCTGCAAGTGATGTTGTTTTCTTGTCTCATTGTTAGGATGAGTAATCGTATTTAGAGCAATGTTGTACTTGACTTCAAGGTTCCTGCGCCTCTTCATTACATTCTTGTTTTCCATATTCATTCTCTCAGAAGCCTCTTTCCAAGATCGACTTGTTTGAACAATTTCAATAAACTCTTTGTCAGAGATTCTGATGTTAGCCATTACAAACGCTTCCTCCAGTAAACACTATGCTTGAACGCCCATTTTTCACTAGGTTCAAAAATCTTAAACCCACATGAAATCAATGAATTTGCACTCGCAGGATTATCAGTCGTATCAGTAACCAACCAGTTCCAACCAATCGCTTTGGCATGAGCAATCCTTACCCTAATCATTTTCTTTTGAACGCCTCTTCCCCTAAAGTAAGGCACAACACCTGATCTGCACAAATAGCCACAATCAGCCCACCTAACAGACTGAACAACACCAGCAAAACCAATAGGCTCATCACCTTCATAAGCAATCCACCAATACCCACCATTAATAGGGTACGGCTTGTCATAAGGCAAACAAGATTTCTGCAATTCATGCAACTGCATGAGAATCACAGGATCATGTATGTTTACTCGCCTTATCTTCATGTCGTCATTACACACTTCTTCTGTGACAATTTTGAATAGGAAGTCATAAAAATCAGTCATTTGCAGTCAACTTTTAATCTTTTTTGTAGTTTAAAAGCAACTAAATGACATATCTTTAAGATATCAGTCCTGGCAAATAAACAGTCTTCCCTGCCTGTTTGGTGGCCGTCAGCGTTTGTTTTTTCAGATTGGCAGAGTCATAACTGACATGAACCCAACCGCTGTCTGGCACTCCAGGCGTGTAGAACTCAAGGATCACCTGAGTGAAGTCCAGATTTTCGGCAATCCACTTTGCCAATTCAGCATTGGCAACACCAGGAATCTCAATATCAGCGGCCTGACCCTTGCAATGGTCGCTGGTCTTGGAGCCTCCAACAGCGGCATTGACCTCCGGGTGACGGAAGCCAGAGTTCACCTTGACACCCTTGCCATAGTGGTCACGAACTGGTTGCAACACCTTTTCGCACAGCACTTTGAGGTTTGCAATCTCTGCATCACCAGGAGTGTTCTCCATGCCATGGCGCAGGGCGGTTTCCGATTTGACCATCTCGGTCAGGCTAAAGTTGTTTGAGAGTTGCATCATTTGCCTTTCTTCATATCAATGATTTTTTCAAGAGTCCTGCCACCAAAATAGAATGACATGATTAACATGCCCCATTGCCCAAGCAGTTCTACATACGCTTGATTTGTCTCCAAATCAAAGGCCGACATCATGGCAAAGGTAAAGTAGCCAACAAGAATAGCAACAAGCGTCATTGGACGAATGTTCTTAGACAGCCACGAATCACTAGACATGTCTGCCTTCAACCGCTCAGTCAAATTATTCTGTTCGGTCTTATAGGCTTCCAAATCAACATTTAACTCAGCAATCTTGCCCTCTTGCTCAATCTGCTTGAGCTTTGCCATAGCCTCAGATTTAGCCGCCTCATTAGGCAAAACCCGATCAAGAATCTTGGAACCTACATCAAGCAACGCTGGGATTGGAATCATCTTTTTTCTCCTTTGGTTCTTCAGGCGCAGGCGCTGGAGCCTTGTCGCTCAAAACATCTTTCCCCTTGATTGCCAGAAGAGTCGCTAGCGATCCAAGGATGTATTTGCTCATGTCGTTCAAGAGGTAAAAAAAATTCTTGTCAGCAGGTGCAATCGCATTCATTGGCTGAGTGACAAAAATCACCGAGTACAGGCTCAGGATCACCATGCCAAACACGGTCAAACTGAACACAATGCCAATCACAAAGCGCAAGAGCGCATCAAGTTGTTCTGGTGATTTGGTCATTTCAATCCTCCTTACGATCTTCTGGACGGGTTAGTTGGTCTGGGCAAGTTGATGTGACTGCACACTGTGGCTTCTTGCAGTCTGACTTATCCCAGTTTGACGGGTCTTGACATGGATAACGAAACCTATCACTACATCCAACTGAAGTTAGTGAAATTAGTAAAGTTACCAAGAAAACATAAACTCTCATTGCAGTTTTTCACCTTCTGATTTTGATTTTTCAACTTCTTTCCTTAGCCTATCCATTGCTTGCACCTGTTCACGAACCTCGTGTTTTGTAGTAAGTATGTCAATGTATATCAGAGACATTACAGCCACTAACAAAACAATTACAAACAGAGAAATGATGTTGATTAGAAACCCCAACGAATCTCCCGATCTTTCACTATCAGATACCAAATCCCCGCCAGATACGCTCCCACGAGAATAGCCATTGCCACTATAAGCAGACGATCTACCAGCATTTCCTTTACTCGTTTTCGTTGCCATGCCGCTTCTCGCTCTTTCTTGACCTTTTGCATCCTAGCGAACTCTTGTTCCTCGGATATGACACCAACCATCCTAATCACTCTGGTGTACAAATCCCCCATGCCTGGAGTCTGATACACCATCACCTGTCGAATCTCATACTGCAACTTCTCCATCTCATCCATCGCCAAAACCCTGTGCAAAGCAGACTCCATCATGTTTTGGTCAGGGTCATAGATGTTTTGCGATTTCTCTTCCTCTTCTGCAATATGTGCTTTTAGTTGCTCAAGTGACTTGAAAAACTTTACAAGGTTGTCGGAGATGTCTTTTCTAACCTGCGCCTCATCAAAAACAACCTGTTTACGCCCTTTTTGCACAACAGGTTCGTCATCGACATGAACCTCAACCTTGCGCTTGAAAAACCCCAGGAAACCACCAACCTCCCTGACAATCTTTTTCGCTTCACCAATGGTTTTTTGAGCTTGGACAACCTCGCCTTTGAATTGGTTGTAGAGGTCGCAACCCTGCTTAATTGCGGAAACTGCCCCTCTTGCCAACGCAAGTATGGTGAATGGGTCAATCGTTTACTCCTCTTTTGTGGACGCTTTCGTTACTTCACGAAGACCAGCAGTTCCAGTCAATCCAGCTTTTGAACTCCATTGAGATGGGTTTGACAACAAATTCAACACTTTGTATCTTTCAACAGCAGGAAGTTTTTCAAGCAGATTACGAGTTCCTTCAGGAGACTTCATAGCCTGAGTGATGGCATCCATTGTCCCTTTGCCAACAGCCTTCTCTAGTTCTGAAATTGCCTTGTTTCCAGCAGATGCCCAAAAACTAAGGAAAGATGGCAATCTAATAACAGAAGTCTGTTGTTTAACAAGTTCAGACAATGCTTTTTGTCCTTCTGATGCTTGCTCTGCAACAGAAATCTGAGTCAATCTTTTCTGTGCCAATTGATTCAATGTTGCCAAAGTATCATTTGCCAATTCAGTTGCAATGTTGTAACGACCAGGGCCAAGAATTTCTTCAACTTTATCTGGAGACTCATTCATCACTAGTTTGACAAAATCATCTTTGTTTGTTTTCCATAGTCGAAGACCCTCGGCAGACAGCTTGCGCTCTGCAATTTTCTGCATACCTTGAGAGTATTCTTGAAGGTATTTTTTCCATCCAACTCCACCAGATTGTTCAATTGCATCATCAATAAGCGGTTTAATTTCAGACAATACTTTTGCCGCTAAATTGCGCTGAGATGTTGCATCCATTCCAGGACGAAGTTTTTCAATTACTGCATTAACAGAGTTTCTACGAATTGCTTCTAATGCTTGTCCATCAATAACTCCAGTATCTTTATTCGTCCATTTTGCAATATCATCTGCAACAGAATTAACGGAGCCGATCAAAACATCATCGCCAGCAAAAGATGGGTTCTGTGCAATTTTAGAAATGTCATTTGCAATCTTTGCTCCATTTAGAGGCTTAATACCATATCTTCTTAAAGTATCTGCGGCAGCTTGTGCAAATCTTGCACCCTGACCAAGATCAAGAGATGCTTGGGCGGCTTTATCAGACCATTCATTAAATGCTTTTTGAGCAAGTTCATCTTTATAAGTAAACTTAGTAAACCCAACAGGCAAGCCACGCTTGATCAAATCAAGTCGAGCAGATGCTTCAGCCAAATTACCAGCCTTAATCAAATCTCTAACTCGTTGAACTTCCATAGATGCTTCAGAACTCAACTGACCAGCCTGAGCCTCATATTCAGCAACCGCCTTACCCAAGTTTGCACGATTAAGTGCCGCCTCTCGCATTGGGGTAGTAGTTGTATTCAATGCAGTTTTTGCATTTTCAAAAATTTTGCGTGTCTCAGCCGCATTGCCACCACCAGCTAATTTAGACAATGCTTTTAAAGACTCTTCTTCCCCAAAAAGATTGATCTTTCTTAGAAATTGAGGATCACGATCCAAAGCATTTTTAATCAATGCTTGCCAAGTTGGATTTTCCAAAGATGCAGTGACTTCTGCAACACTTGCCCCTGGACTTGCATTTTTCAATCTATCTAATACAGCAGGAAGGTCTTTCCCAAGAGCATCTCTTGCAATCTCTGCGGCTTTCAATTCTGCCGAACTTACATAAGGAGACAGAAAATCAATTGCCTTTCCAACTCCTTTTGCAATAATTGGAGCAACAACACGACCTCCAACCTCGTAAGTTGCGCCTTCAGCAACATTCTTAAGGCTTTCTGCCGCTGGTTCTAACATGCTTTTGCTTGGCTGTTTAACACCCATAGCAATATCAATGTTTTCCAGTATTCCTTTTGAAATACCATAACCAAGACCAGCACCACTAACTGTCCCCAAAGGCCCAAGTGGAGTTCCAATTAAACCACCAGCAACAGTTCCCAAAGCCTCAACAGTAGGAGTCAAAATGTCTCTAGTAGATTGATATGCTTTTTGTCCAGCAGTTAATTCTTGGCGTTGAGTTTGAGGTTGAGCAACAGTAGCTCCTTTCCCCAAATGCTCTTGAATACGAGCAATTGCTTGTTCGTTTGTCAGTCCATCAGGAAGGTCATAAAACTTGTCTTCATACTGGTAAACAGGCATGATGTCCTCATTTCAAAACAATTGGGTTTTGCGAAGTTCCAACTCCGGGTTGACTTGGCATTGATGCAGAAACTCTTGCCCTAGCTTGCATCAAGCTGTTTTTGATTTTTACAAGTTGAGCATCAAACTCTGCTGGAGTCATGTTTTGATCCAATGCTCCAATAGATGCTGTAAGTTTCTTACCTTCTGCATCAGACAAAGCACCCATACCCTTCAGAGACTGCACTTGTGGCAAAAACACTTGAGACTTGAATGTTTCAAGCTGTGATGCAAATCCAGAGGCATTAGTGCCAGGAATTGCAGACATAATTTTCCCAGTCATTCCAACAGCAGAGCTTTTACCTGGATGCTTTGCAAGAGTATCTAATGTATCAATTGCACTATCAAATGAAGAAATCACACCAGCTCTTTGCTCATTCTCTTTTGCTTTCTTATCATCAATAGCCTGTTGTTTGAAAGAGGCCATCATTTCAGCAACAGCCTTCCTCCCATCAATTTGCATTTGAGCAATTTGAACTTGAGTAGCACCACGATCTTTTGCAATTTGAATATTTGCATCAATTCTTGCTTGAGCTTGTTCCTGAAGTGATTTCAATCTCTCTTCTTGCATTGCTTGTGCGTTTTCTCTTTGCGCCTGTTTGTCAGCAGTTAATTGCAATGCCGCAAGAACTTTGTCAGGAGAGCCATACTTAACAACAGTAGCCAAAATTTGGTTGTTTGTTGCATTAGGGCCGAGAGCCGCCAATTCATCACGAAGATTCTTCTCTTGATTAACAGAAAGTTCTTCTTTTTGTGTTTTAAGTTGATTTAACTTAAGTTCATTAGCCTTGCTTACCAAAACCATAGCAACATCTGGATATGTTTGTTGTACAGCTTTAGATGCCTGAAAAATTCCTTCAGGAGTAGTCATGTCAAATTGACGGCTAAGTGCATTCAATGCACTAACCTTCTCCATTTGCTTATCTGGAGCGCCAAGCAACCCACCAACAGATCGACCAAACTGTTGCCCAGCAAGAGAAGCGCCATAGGTGATCTGCTGTTGAGGAGTCAACTGAGCATAGGCCATTGCCTGTTCGCGCATTTGTTGCTGACGAGCCGCATCAAGACTCTCAGGAGTCATACCAAAAAGACTTCCAACGATATCAGTTGCCATGTTTACTCCTTAGATAAACAATCCGTAATCTTGATTCCCATAAGCCAATCCAGTACCAAAACCAGATTGACCCAATGATGTTTGAGCAAATTTTGCTTGCAATGGATTACCCATGCCACCACTCATCCAATTACCCAAACCAGCCTGTAATTGCGGACTACTTGCGGCATTAGTCAAGAAAGTTCCAAAAGGACTCTGGCCTTGAGAGGCTTGCAAAGTCCTAGCCGCATTCAAGCCACCAGTCAACAAAGATTGACCGACATTAGCACCAGCGGCGGCAGTACGACCACCCAGGTTTGACCCAAGATTTAGAGCCTGTTGACCAAGTTCTTCAACGCTACCAGCGCCACCCAAATAGGTCGTATATGGCGACAAAGCCGCAACCTGACCGCCATACATACCACCAAGCAAATTAGCACCAGTACCAAACAAACCAGTACCAAATGCCAGTTGCTGTTGACCAGCCTGTTGAGCCTGAGCCGCCAATTGAGCATCCTGCTGTGCCAGTGCGTTGTAATACGCTTGCAGTTCAGGGTTTGTAGCGCCTAGAGCCACAGAACCACCAGTACCGCTAGTACCACCAACAGCCAATCCCCCCCTACCAGTTTGGAACATCTGGTTCTGCAAGTTAGCCAACTGCTGTTCACGACCAGGAGCCAACAAAGCCTGTTGCTGTTGCATATAACGCTGTGCAACCTGTTCAGGATTCTGTACAAGATACTGCTGACCCAAGTTGAACAAACCCTGCGCCGCCTGTCCCAAAGGTGCATAAGCCTGTTGTGCTTGTTCTGCCTGAGTCAAACCCATTCCAGCCAAGCCCATGAGCCTTTGGCGCTGTGCTTGCAACTCAGGAGATAGTTGGTATCCAGCACCAGTCAAATAGCCTTCAGGGCTGAATTGGAACTGAGATGCACCAAATCCAGTGGTCACACCAACAGGACGGAACTTAGCCGCTTCAGCCGCCAAACGAGCCGCTTCTAGTTGAGCTTGAGCAGACTGTTCTGACGCACCCCTACTTGCATCTGCTGTCATAGAACTTCCAAGCAGTCCAAGACCTCCAGCGATAGCACCACCAATCCAAGGCATATCAATTCTCCTTAATCAAAACTTGATCCACTTTTGACGGGTCTTTCTCGTCAGTGGCATGGATACAAAACCAAACACAATCTGTCAAAGCCTTTACAGCATGATGCTCTCCGGCAGAAATCTCAATGCAAGCTGGAGCTTCAATAATCATCTTCTCATCGCCTTTTAGGAAAACAACTTTCCCCTTTGCCAAAATACTCATGTGAGAGTAGGCATGAATGTGTTGCATCAACATCATCCCCTCAGGAATATGCGTTTCCTTGGCATACAAGCCATCAGAGAAATGATGTTTGATCAAGTCATCCATCAAGCAGTCCTCTTCCACATATAAACAGTAATATATGGCTGATAATTTGCATTTGTTGCACTGCTACCAGAAGAATTAATAGAGATTCCAGTTGTATTAGAAACAGTAGGCAAATTACGAGTTCCATTACCATCTGGATATGCCGCATAACCTGTACTACTACTAGTCGATGTAGAAAAAACGGCTGTTCCAATATTATGAGTGTGACCAGAATCATTAACTGTGTGAGTATGCGATACAACAATTGCATCTGCACTACCACCAGTTTCTTCTGCACTGTCAAATAATGAATTGCTAGAATCAATACCAACCATTACTCT